AATCACGATATGAGGTCTCCCATAGTAAGTCCCTTCAGATACTAAGATGTTCTTATAGTTATAGATAGGTTCTTTATAGAAGTCAGCTTCAAAATAAGATGTATTATTCTCTCGTCTAATAAAGAACTTAACTCCTTGCACATAAGTTAGTTGATCAGAAACTGCATCTTGAAATGCAGATCTATTATGTCTTTTTACCCCAAAAGATACTCTAGTGAAATTATTCCCTAAGTAGTTTTTGTAGTAAATCGTATTCCCTTCAAGATTCATCTCCCCATCTGCCTCCCATTTAGAGATAGTGAATACAGTCTTGTATGCAAAACATTGAAACTTTACATACTTCCCATTATATGCACTTTCTACTACATAGAAGTCTACTCCTGTAGATAAAGCAACTTTGCTTCCTAGTCCGAATGCTCCAAAGTTCTCAGAGGTATTTCTCTTTGTAGAATATCCAAGCTCAGACATCCCAATAAGACGCTTACCCCCAATCCCAACTCCATAGTCTTCGACTATAAACTCATCACAGAACCCAACTCCTTCATTCTCATGGTATTTGAGAATTACATCAGATTGAGTGTTATCTAAATACTCTAGATTGTAGTACGATGGGTCAAAGTTAGAGTCCTGATATTGCTCCCCATCTCGTTTAATATAGTAATCCTCTATTGATTTATTCCCTGTTAGAATCTCAATAGCCATCTCTTTTTCTCTCTGTGAATCTAGAGCATTTGTAGTTAGCTCCCTGACACTAGAGGATATAGGGGTAGAGTACTGTGAAGATTGTAAGATGTCAAATACTAATCTTTCTGCCCCTTTATTTATTCGCTTTTCTAACCCCTTTGAGTTAGAAGTTACGTTGCTCCCAATAGTCTTTATGCTCATTGGATAGATTGCTAGGTGTATAAAACAAAAAACCCCAACTTACGTTGAGGTCTTTATTGCTTGAATAAGCTCTATAGTCTTTAGAACCTGATTTTGATTCCTTGGGACATATAGTTTGGGAGGGTTTCCGTCTCTTACTAGTAGCTCTTTGAACATCTTCCACTTCATAGGGAATCGTTCATTAGCGTACCCCTTACATTCGATTACCCACCTCCCATTAGGATCGACAAAGTCTGGGGTATATGTAATATCTCTGACTTTATAAGGCTGCTTATCATTGAATCCTGTTTTCCCATTGTCTTCGAATGACTCTTCGGGATAATAGAACCCTTCCATGAGGACAAACTTTTGAGTTTCATACCCAAATTTTAATCCTGCATCTTTGAGTTTACTATAACAGAATGCTTCGAGAAGACTTTTAAACTTAATTCCATCTACTTCTAGCTTCTTTGCATTCCTCACTCTCCCACGGTTGGGACTAGGAGTTCGTACATTTCCGGATCTAAGTCTTTTATTTCTTGAAGCCACTCTTTCTCTAGTTTTTTAGCTGTTTTTCTATCCCCAACATCTAACGAGGTTTTCATTCCAACATTTGCCATCATTTGCACTGTCTTAAACAGAATCTTATCTATCTGTTTTTTAGTTTCTATGTTGGTTTTATATGAGCCTCGCATTGTTGTTGTAAGAATAATTTACCCACTTCTAAGCCTTTATTTTTGATTAAATCAGAAATGTCTTTTGATTCAAAGTGTGAAGGTATACAAATATTTATAAAATCAGGATATTTTTCTATAATTTTTTTAGCCATAGACTGCCCAGGATTTACTTCCGACGTGTAGTCGTTGTCGTAGAGTAAAAAGACTGTATTGTAGCGATCGTGTATCTCCCTGCAAACCTCTTGTCGTGGCATCTGCATCTCTGATTGAAATGCAATGGATGGGATGTTAAGCACATCCAAGCACATGACGTCCTTGAGGGAACTTGTAATAAATATATTTTCCCCAGTTGCAGGAAGTTGACTATACCCTTGTACAGTTTGACTATCAACATTGCTAAACCATTTATGAATAGGATCATACGGTCTATACAATTTAAATCCATTTTCGAATTTGAAGGCATAGGTTAAAGTATCTGCTTTGAATCTTGAATCATTTACCCAGTAATAATCTACGGGAAAGACATCAAATTTATGCAGTATTTTTTTAGAAATATGATATTTGACCCAGAAATCTTTATCTGAGTCATTCCAATTCCTAACTCTAACCTTTATTTCTGATTTCTTGCGTGATAGTTCTCCTCCCACTCTATGACTGAATCTACCAGCCACGACAGAATCATTCCCATTAAAGCTACTAGAAAAATCACTATAAACGATATTGAGAGCCCCAACAAAGTCTGTTCCATACTTATAAGCAACATAGCTAAAGCAATTAAAGGTGTGTTCAAGGTTTCCAAAGTCCTTATAAAGTAATTTTCCGTTCCATTCTACTATGCTAACAGTCGGAGAATTATCTTTTCTAAGTTCGCTTCGAAACTTTGCCCCTAATTTAATAAAATTACTACAATATCTCCTAAAAATATCATACTCAGTTAAATAGCTCAGTATATAGTCAGAGTGTAGTATTACGTTGCTGTCTTTATAGTGTATTCCCATAGCTATATTATGAGATGAGAAAGGGGGGAAAGGGTATGCCCCTAACCCCCCTCCTCATAATTTAACTCTTACAACCAATCGTCCTCAGAGCTCACTGCGGGAGCTAAGCTTTCTGAGGGAGCAATGACCTTCTCTGAGTACCCAGAGAGTCTCAAATCTGCAGGATATGCAGAGTTAAATCCTCCATAGTCAGAGTTGAGCTCTTTTGTAAACAGATCATCACGCTTTGGCTTTAAACGTCCAAAGTGCTTTGTGTAGACCTGCTGATACTTCCCATCTTTTACTCCGAGAAGAACACGGACTTTGTTGTCCTTAAGAACTTCAACGAGCTTTTTGATCTCGGTTACATCACCTTGAACGATTTTGTCAATGGTCTCAAAGTAGCAATCTCCATTAGAAGATACGTTACCCCAAGCTTTTACAAAGTTCAGCAGTGTGTCCTCTCCGCTGTAAGCTTTACGCTCACCTTCAGATTTAAACCACTCATACTTTGAAGACGGAGCTTCGTCACTCCATGTGATTTGTCCACGATTGTTGACCCACATGAACTTTGATCCATCCTTGCTTGCACGAGGAGTATCTTTCATGAGAATCTCAACACGAGTGATGATGTCAGGGGAAGTGTGCTTAACCCAGAAACTCAATTTCTGATACTTCTCCTCATTCAGTTCAAGCGTGTATTCGGGATCACGCTTTGAGTTGACCCCAAGCTCATTAAGCTCTGCAAGAGTAGGATTTATAGCAACTACTTGCATAGCTGCAACTCCGTAAAACAGATTAATCCCTCCTACGACTTCGTCTTCAGAATTATTTGCGGAAATAGCCATTATTATGTGTTTATTTTAGTTTGTTAGTTATTATCAACTACTAAGTATTTCTTAGCTGTTCACTGAGTAAGAGTCCCAAGGAGTGGTATCTTCTTCAGACTCATCTTCAGGGTCTGTATCATCAGACTGAGAATCAGTAATTTGTTGTTCAGTATCATCAATAAGTGTAAACTTGATAGCTTTGCTGCGCTTAACACGCTTTCCTGCGAGCTTTGGGTGCTGAAAGATAAGCTTTGTTTCTTCTACAGAGAGATTGTATTTCTCACGGATAGACTTACGATCCAATCCTGCTTCGAGGTCAGAAAGGATTTGAGATACCGTGATTACTTGCTTCTTAGGCTCCACAACTTGCGGAACATTCTGGATTTGAGCGTCAATCATAACAAAAGGTTTTAAAAGAGTGTTTAGTCAATGAAGATTTTGTCCCAGTCAAACGCTACGGATTGACCTTTTAAGTGATCACAGCGGGAACCAGCATTTTGATCATCTTTTGAATCGAAGGAGACCATTAATTCTTCCTTCTCACGATATACATACCCAATTGCATCAGCATTTGCGCATGTAATGTTTCTGATTTTCCCAGTCAAATCAAGATCCTTGCTTGAGACCTCTTTCCCTTTCTTCTCGATCATCTTGTCTTTCAGATGTCCAACGAGAATAATGTGAGGAGCAAGTTGATTCAACCGATCCAACCACTTCTTGTAAGCAATTCTCAAGTATAAATAACCTGCACCTTGAGGTAATGAGAGTACAGATAAGCCCTTGTTGTCAGAATCAAAGTTCTTTCCCATAGGAGTTTGTCTGTACAGCTCTTTGGCTTCTGATTCAGCCCATACCTCAAGTTGTGTGATTGTATCGATAGCTACATATTTATACGGTTTACCCGCTTTCATGATAGCTTTCCCAATCTCACTAAGTTCGTTGAGAGAATTTGCTTTTACTTTTAAGGCACTAACCATATCACTTCCATCTTCGAGATCGATGATTAAACATCCATCAAGCTTAGATAAGATAGTTGTCTTCCCAATCTTTGGGGGACCATAAATAACTATGTTCTTTGGGCTTTTTCTAGCTGCGGGAACAATAGATGTTGGGAGTTCCATAGTTTTTTGTATTTGA